AGAGATTAGCAGAGCCAGATCAAAGATCAGTGATTAAAACCACTGACCGAGATTGTACCACTGTCCTACTAGCGTCCTTACTAAAGAGACGCGTATTCGGCCTCTTAGAGTATAGTTATTACCATACTCTTGTACCGACACGTTACGAAGTCGATCTAAAAATAGACCAACTTCCTCTGAACGTCGGGTTTTCCCGACTTCTTGGAACTGCCAGAAATAGTATCCTTCGATACCGTTCTTAGCAACTACGGGACTAGCTTCATCAAAGTTTCCTAAGATGAAGCCGTCCCCCTTATCGCTTGGACCAAAGATGCGTAAATTCTTCGGTACCGCTCGATAAAGGACCAGCCAAGCACTTTTCAAAGAAGAATCACATCCGAGACGATTAAGTCTAAGATGCGACCATCTTCTTATAGTGTTCAACTGGCGGTATAGTTCGAAAACGTTCTGAGCAGCTTTCTTAATGAAAGCTGGTTTAATGTCGATACCATCGAAGAAATGAGATCCACAACTCTCTCTAAACGGACATAAGCCTGAAAAGCTTTTTGTCCGATTTACTGAGAAGCCAAGGAATTCACTAAACGATGAAAAGAGTTCAAAGGCTGAAGATGGTAAAATAACATCATCTCCATAAACGCTTATCAAGCTCACATCTAAATTAAGGTATGAGCATACGCTATATGCTGCAGCGTAAAAGACTAGCGATTCAAGCTCAAATGTGAAGCCGTTTCCCATACTGGAAAACTTCTCCCACATAAAATGCTTGCCATTGAAAATACCGAAATGTGATCGACCAGCATCAAGAAGAGATGACCAATGAGAAGGAAAACACTCAAAGATCATTCGCTTCGAAATGGTGTCGCTAGCAGAAGAGAAGTCAACGGTAGCCAGACTAGAATCTTTCGATCCTAACTTTGCCAATCGCTGATTAATCTCCTGAGAGTTAAGGTTGATCCCATGTCCAAGAAGGCGCCTACGAATCATAGAGCCAATAGCCTTTTGAAACCAGAGATTAATTCCTGGCTCAATTGCTATGACTCGATCAGTAAACGCATCCTTGGGGACAGTGACAATTTGGTTTCCGATATCAAATGTAGGAAAACCTATCTGTTTAAGATGGGCATCCCACATAGGATATGCTGCTGGAAAGCAGTTGGAAACTAAATAGTACAAATCGCGCGTTATTCCAGTTTCACACTGGAATTTATTGGTAGCTGTAGCCATTACCCCTTTAATACGGGTAGTGACACCAGGACCCCAATTTGCCTCATCAAAGAGCTCTTCGGGTGAATAACCGACCAACACACTTGACACTTTCCGTATAAATGCGTTAAGCAGATATACGTTAGGCCCATGGTAATTTGGGTCTAAGTCGAGGCGTGCAAACCGGCGATTCGTTTGCTTACAAAGCTCTTCCATTTGGAAGAACTTATTAATTGCTACTTGCTTTATATCTATACCAGTTTCTAAAAAATTGGCCTTAGATACAAGCTTCGTAGCAGCGTAAGCATCACGACACTCAACTAATGAATTATAGTTGAGTGGGTCGAAGTCCAAGGTTTTCAACTGGCTAGGATCATCACGAATGATGATATAGACAGCTAAAGATCGAGGACAATCGAGACCTATAAGAGCTTCTTGAATTGCAGAGAAGGTTGTTCTCTCTGGCACGCGAAAAGCTAGGCTCTGCGAAAGCAGAGCCTTACTATACTTCTTAGAAGACATAGTAGTTCTCCTGTTGAATTCTGCTCCTACCCTATTTTACATAGAGTACCTCAAAAAGAACTGAGGACCCTAGGTTAGTAGGGCTTATCGAGCGTCATTACGGCCGAAGGAAGTGGACTACCAGTAAGATCGGTAGGCAAATCATCGGACGCATTGATCGTCACGAGAAAGAGGCTTAACACTTTTGAGAAAAAAGCTGTTCTCTCAAGAAGTGTACACCTCTCAGGAAGCAGAAACTCAAGGTTAGCAGTCAAGTCGTAAGCCTTGGTAAAAACCGTGGCCGGCGGCACTTGCTCTAACACAGGTTGAACAAACTTTGCTTGAACACGCGTGACACGGGACGTCTTGGTAGGCGCTCGTGAAAGTAGTGTCAAAGCTGGATACCCGATCTGATTTCCACCAGATCGATCTACCCACTTCGCGACTCCAGAAAGGTTAAAACCTTCAGGGTCGAGATTGCCGGGTGAACCAGCAACTGAGACATCAACGCCAATCGTCGCGCTAGTTGTGCGCATCAGACTGCCGAGGATGGAGCTCGTTTTAATGGAGGCGATAGCGCCCATTTGCTTCCTTTGCAATTGAATTACATTTAGATGAGAAGAAATCAGCTCATTTGGTTAGAAGCCTAGTAACAAGTGCTGCAGCGTTTGCTGCATGTATAAGGGAAAGAGGGTTCTTCAATTTTGGAGTCGATGGACTAGGAAAGTTCGAAAGAACAGACCTATTCATCGTAACCCGAAAACCAAAGCAACTCCCCTTATCCTTTAGCACATAACTGTTAAGAGGATTCACATCAACATGAGTATAGTTTTCACTCACCTTAAGGAGGACGTTCGATTTTGTAAAATAGGTCTTGTACCCACTCATGAAAGTCAACCCTTCAAAAGCCGAAAAGGCTTGAATGGCTGATCCAATAGGTAGGAACCAGTCTACTACAAAACTGAACGGAATTAGCTCCCAAGCTAATGAAACGGGAGAGGTTAAACCGAAACCCGCCATAGTATTGACAAGCTTACTGTCAAGTTGATAACGAATACCAATTTTACAAACAGTAGACACTTTCTCGTAATAAAATCGAGTCCGTGGACTACCGTTTGGATTGGTAGCGTAAACAACTTTTCGAATAACGTTTGTCGTCTTACGGCGAGAAGCGGTAACAGATTGAATGCCTGGACTCTTTTTCACATAAGTGCGAAAAGCCCCGACTGCTGCGTCTAAATCTTGAACGAGAGGAAGCCATCCGTATCTGTATTCTAGCCATAACTGCGCTAGAAGACCGACACCGGATAAGCCGCTCTTTCGTAAGAGCTTTAGACCGCGAACAAACGAGGATGAGCCTTTGGCATTCCCGAGAAAACGGCGAACAGACTCTGGAGACCCTCCAGTAACCAAAGAAAGAAACGTCCCAAAACGGATTACATTTTCCGTTAAGAGACGAGTCGTTTGATGGTGCTGGACGATATCCTCGGCCAAATTTGCCTGGGATTTATTGATTTTCCCTGCTAACTTTGAAATTAGCAAATTCTCGTCAACGCTCAGATGACCGAGCGGTATATCTGTATCCAGCAAGTTAGGATTGGCAAAAGACGTGAAATTTACAAACCACGCCTGACCAGTCCACTGCTTGAAAGAGGTGAAAGATCCAGGCTCAACATCTACAACAACCATGCTGTAGGGCTGAGGTGGAAGCTTTCCTTGCTTTTTCAAAGAGATATAGCCAGAAGTCCGAACCGATGAATATGTACGGTCATGAACTTTCTTCGTAAAAGATGCATAAGTGCATCCAGTAGGAATACAGTTCTCCGTTTTATATCCAATGGTTTTGGTTTCAGGCGATACTCTGAGGCCTTTCGTCCTCGCGAACTTAGCTGGAGGAACCCGACTAGTTTTCCTTCTAGTAAGATTCACAGAAGCAAAAATCGATCGAATGATTTTTGCCCATCCACCAGGTCGTAACGAAACTCTTACAGTTCGATTTTTAATATCAAACTGTAGTTGAGATCCGAATGACGTAGTGGAAACAATAGGCAATTGATTTTCGATCTTCCAAGACACGAGAATAAAGGAAAGCTCATGTGATGTCGGCTCGAGTAGAGCAGATATCCTTTCCAGCAAATCTCCTAATAGTCTTTCTATTAGAAAGAAAGTGCCGGATTTGAATATCTGAGTTCTAAAAGAGTAGACAAGAACATAGGCTAATCTTATCTCGCTACTTGGTCGATCTCGTTCAGAAGCCCATTGAGTCAGCTCAGACATAGTCATAAGCTGATAGTTGTGCGAAGCAAGGAATGAAACTCTGGAGCTCATGGTCACCTCATATTAGAGGAACACCATAGAGCAGTATTTCCTGACTTAGTGGTAAGTAAACCACAGCCAGGAGATAACCAGAGAGCCAAACCAACACAAAGCGCAACAAGAGCGAGTCCTAGATATAGATAAAAATCTCGGAATTTATCCCGAGATCTTCGCTGTTTTAAGCTACGCATAATACCTCCTTTGCCAATTAAATTAGCAACAGAAGCACTATGCGCATTCTATATGCTAGTCCTCAACTCGTCTGTCGTTCAGAGTATGGAGATATGTGGTGCGGAAAGCCTTACCGTCAATGATCAAACGAAACGATGGATCCCGTTTTCTCGTCAACTCATAAATGAGAATGGCGAGATCAGCAGGATCCACAAAATCAATTTGATCTTCGCCGACAAGTGCAACCACACTTAGCATAAATCCTCCTATGATAAAACAGACACCGCG